TCTAACTTGGTTACAAGCAGTAGCGGGAATTGTTAGAAAATGATTGACGCAATTTCAGATATTAAGAGACTTAGTGGTCTTGTTGAATCAGAACAAGTAAATGAAGCAGCAATGCGAACTATTGATGATGCAATAAACGCACTTGCAAACTTGCGCCAACGTGCAAAAGAAATGCAGATCAATCATGTCAATACTGGTGGTCTTTCTAATGACGTTGTAGAAGAATTATATAATGTAATATTATTTTTAGAAAAACATAGGGATATAATGCACAATGGCTGATACATATGATTTAGCATGGCTCCAAAATTGGGCATCAACACAAACTTATACTGATAGCGGTGCAGCAAGTTGGGCAGTAATTTCACAAGTTATTCCTAACTTTCCTAACCACAGTGTCACACTTGGTGCAACAGATGATGGACGTTATCAAATTATTCTTGCTGGTGACCAAGTAGATGGAACACCAGTTTATATTAATCCACCAGCGTAATGAAAACACCTCTACTCACGGATATAGAAGCATATCCTCAATATCCGTGGGCAAGGTGGGTTTACAATAAGTTATTACTATCACAAGCACTGCAATATGAGTGCGCTCCTCACGGTATCCCCCCTAAAACATATCCTGTATTTTCCAAACCAATAATAAATTTAGAAGGAATGGCACTTGGTAGCCGTGTCTGGAATAGTGCGGACGATGTTGAGTATATTGCTGGTCACTTTTGGATGCCATTATTCACGGGTACACACTGTTCCTACGATATTCAATTATTAGGCGGTGAAGTAATACACTGCAAGAAGGCAACTGCGCATCCAACTGCTGATCATAAAGTCATAGAATACTGGCGTATTGAAAATGGTGATATAGATGAAGCCCAATCTATATGGAAGAACCTACTTCCAGAGTTCACAGGTTATGTAAACTTTGAAACAATGGGTGGTAAAATATTTGAAGTTCATCTACGTTGGTCAAGTGAATGGTATGATTGGTATTATAAACCACTTTTTTACAGCGTTCCAGTATGGTGGAAAAATTTACCAAAAACTATTGACATTCCACCAAACACCTGTTATGTTAAGGATGTGTGCGGCGATATTACGAATCAGTCATTGGAAATTAAACGCAGTCATCTAATACTCTGTGAAGATTTGGCAGAGGGACTAGCACTGCGTGACAAAATAATTTCAAATAATTGAAGAAATATATTGCATCTATCTTATCGTTGGTGTATAAATAGATATATGCAGTGGAGAGAGTTCCATTGTATAAGGCACATAAGGCAACAGAAAAGGAAAACATTATGGCTTCATTGGCAGAAATCCGTGCGAAACTCGCACAACAAGAATCCCGCAACGGCGGAAATAACAGCGGCGGCGGTCGTGATAACGCAATTTACCCACATTGGGATATCCCAGAAAGTTCAACAGCACGTATCAGGTTCTTGCCTGATGGTGATGCGAAGAATGACTTTTTCTGGGTTGAACGTGCAATGATCCGCTTGCCATTTGCAGGTGTTAAGGGTCAGATGAACAGCAAGCCCGTGACTGTTCAGGTTCCTTGTATGGAAATGTGGAACGAAACTTGTTCCATTCTTACAGAGGTTCGCACATGGTTCAAGGACAAGAGCCTTGAAGAAATGGGTCGCAAGTATTGGAAGAAGCGTTCGTATCTTTTCCAAGGCTTTGTACGTGAAAATCCACTTACCGAAGACAGCACTCCTGAGAATCCAATTCGTAGGTTTGTAATTAGCCCAAGCATTTATCCTTTGATCATTGCTGCATTGAAAGACCCTGATATTGAAGAACTACCGACAGACTATGATAAGGGTCTGGACTTTAGTGTCACTAAAACGAGCAAGGGTCAGTATGCAGATTATGCTACCAGTAAGTGGGCCCGTAAGGAATCAGCACTCACTCAGACAGAACGTGCGGCAATTGATGCCTATGGTTTGTTTGATTTGAAGAGTTTCCTTCCAAAGAAACCTGGTACTGATGAACTTAAGATTATCAAAGAGATGTTTGAAGCATCTGTTGATGGCGCTACCTACGATGAGTCACGTTGGAGTCAGTATTACAAGCCAAGTGGTTTGAACGGTAACAACAACAGCGATACTGATGATGTTCCCTCTGCAAAGCCAGCAGTAGCTTACAGCCGTCCAGCACCAGTTCAAGAGGACGTTCCTTTTGATATGGACGATACGCCAGTTGCAAGTGCACCAGTAAGCACTGCTCCAAAGAGTGGTGGTGAAAGCAACCAACGTGCTGCAGAAATTCTCAGCATGATTCGTAATCGCAAGACTGCAGAATAATAGCACTATTCAGGACAGGATTTAGTAGTCCTGTCCTGTTTTTTAATTGGAAAAATAAAATGAAATTTGTTTGGTCTAAAACAGGCGATTATATTGAGTTTGACTCATTCAATAATAATTTTCTAGAATTAGTCATCGATGAATGGAATAAAAGTTCTATTAATAAGTTTACCTTTGACAAAAAACTTGATGTTATTTTAGAAAAAGATAACTTAGATAAAAATTTAAATTTAGTTAATGATTTTTTAAAAAAATTAAATGTATCTCCATTTGTATGTAAATTTGATGATTTAAATCAAGATTCATTAAATTTATTACATAAGGAATGGGTGTTGTTTCATATTAACAATTCAGCAATATCAATGCTATTAAATAAAAATAAAATTTTAAAAGATGCATTTAGTGATATAAACATTAGTATTCATCGTTTAGAAAGTATATTTTCTATAACATTGAATAACAATAGTGTTATCTCAGTTCGTAACCCCTATAAAGAATCAATTACCACTTTTAATCAGACAAATCTTTATTTTCATAATTCAAACCTTGGCAGATCAAGTTATAGCAAGTGGAAAAACAATGACAAAAGTATTCATGGATTAGATAGAAATGACATGAGTGAAGTATACGGTATTATAGAGTTTAATTTACATGTACCACATACGGTATTACCACCTATAGAATATCAAAATTGGTGTAAAGAAAATAAAATTGAGTGTGCTGGAAATAAAATATCTATAGGAAATTTTAAAAATTTACAAGATAACCTTACTATTTACAGAAATTTGTTTGTAAAAAATTTTAATATCGATGATAATTATTGTTTTTTAGAAATTTAAATTGATCTAATCCCCCCCAACGGTTATAATAAAATAATAGGAGAAACTATGGCTAAACCATTTGACATTTCAAAATTTCGTAAAAGTCTTACCAAGAGTATTGAAGGTCTCAGTATTGGATATAATGATCCAACTGATTGGGTCTCAACGGGTAACTATACACTTAACTATTTAATTAGTGGTGACTTTAATAAGGGTATTCCGCTAGGCAAGGTTACTGTATTTGCTGGCGAGTCTGGCGCAGGCAAGAGTTATATCTGCAGTGGTAATATTGTTCGTCATGCACAGGAACAAGGCATTTATGTTGTTCTTGTTGATAGTGAAAACGCACTTGACGAAGATTGGCTTAAGGCACTTGGTGTAGATACCAGTGAAGAAAAACTTCTTAAACTTAATATGGCAATGATTGATGATGTTGCCAAGACAATCAGTGAGTTTATGAAAGAATATCGCACAATGCCAGAAGATGGTCGTCCAAAGGTGTTATTTGTGATTGACTCGCTTGGAATGTTGCTTACTCCAACTGACCTTAATCAGTTTGAAGCAGGTGATCTTAAAGGCGACATGGGACGTAAGCCAAAGGCGTTAACTGCGCTGGTTCGTAACTGTGTTAATATGTTCGGTGCAGCAAATGTTGGTATGGTAGCAACCAACCATACCTATGCATCACAGGATATGTTTGATCCAGATGATAAGATTTCGGGTGGTCAAGGTTTTATCTATGCTTCTTCTATTGTTGTTGCTATGCGTAAGTTAAAGTTGAAAACTGATGAAGATGGCAATAAAACTACAACAGTCAATGGTATTCGTGCTGCGTGTAAGATTATGAAGACACGCTATGCCAAGCCATTTGAAAGTGTTCAAGTTGAAATTCCATATAAAACTGGTATGAGTCCGTACAGTGGATTGATTGATATGCTTGAAAGTCAAGGTATTCTTGTTAAGGCTGGCAATATGTTGCAATATACAAGTCCTGTTACTGGCGAGATTACCAAAGCATTTCGTAAAAACTGGACAGATGAACAACTTAATATAATTATGAGTGAGTATGCAAAACATACTCCTGC